ACCAACTGGTTGTTGACTGACGCGCCAGACGTTTACCTATATGGAGCTTTGCTCCACAGTGCGCCATACTTGGCTGAAGATGCTAGAGTCGCAGTCTGGAGTCAGATGTACGCGGCTGCTGTGCAAAATGTAAATATGTCGTCTGAGAAGGCTAGATATAGTGGATCAGGCATGACACTTAAAGTACGAGGATTAGGCTAATGTCTTTTACCAATTTTCTTGAAACAGAAATTTTAGACCACGTTTTCGGTGGCAACGCATATAGCGCGCCTGCAACCTTGTACGTTGGTTTATTTACCGCAGTATCTGATGCAGAAGCCGGTACAGCCACTGAAGTATCAGGCGGCGGTTATGCACGTCAGTCTGCTGCATTTACCGTATCGGGTAACACTGCATCAAATAGCGCATCTATTGAGTATCCAACTGCAACAGCGTCTTATGGCACTGTCACTCACGTTGGCATCTACGATGCGTCAACTGGCGGTAACTTGATGTGTACTGCATCATTGACTGCATCTAAAGCAATCGACACTGGTGACGTGTTCCGAATCCCAACAGGCGATTTGGATATTACTCTGGACTGATAAATGCCTATTAAGCGCGGCGGTTTTGGCAACTACCTATTTGGTAGTGGCGACTTTGGTACTAGCGGTTCTGTTAAGGATGCTTCTGCTACCATTGCCGCAAGTTCAACGTTTGCAGCATCAGGTGGTAGATTACTAACAGGTGACGCGACTGTTTCATCATCGTCTACGGTAACGTCAGGCGGTGATCGTATTCGTGAAGGATCAGGCTCACTATCTGCGACTGCCACTACCACTGCGGTAGGCGAATCAATCGTCATCGAGCGATCTGACAAACTGCCGTGGGGCTCTGGTCTTTACGGCTACAACCGTTATGACCTTAATGACCTACAGACCATCATATCTGTAAACTCTGGTCTGACGGTCGCGCAGGCGATCCGGATTCGGGTGGCAGATGGCTCAATGTCATCATCGTCTGGCAGCTCGGCATCGGGTGAGGTGATCAAGCTAGGCGCAGGTTTAATGTCGTCAAGCTCAAGCACGTCAGCCAATGCGGTCTACACAATCAAAGGCTCAGGGATTGTTTCGGCGCAATCTACTGTTACAATCAATTACATTAGACGTCGCAAAGGTTCTGCAATTAGTGTAGGAACGAGCGGCACATTAACTATTGGGCGTGAGAAGTGGGAGCCAATTCCTGCTTCAACGTCACCAACTTGGACTACAATTTCAGAAGCCACTACAACGTGGAGCGAAGTCGCATAAGCGAGGAATAATCTCATGGCAGATACAACGACAACCACATATAGCTTGACCAAGCCGGAAGTCGGCGCGTCTGAGGATACTTGGGGTACCAAGCTAAACACTAACTTCGATACCATTGACGACTTGCTTGATGGCACGACTGCGATTGCGCCTAACCTGTCTACATTGACCGTTGGCGGCACAGCGGTTACCGCTACTGCGGCAGAATTAAATTATGTTGATGGCGTTACCTCTGCGATACAGACCCAGATTAACGGCAAGCTTGCAGCAGGTGATACAGCAGCAACACTGACTGTTACTACACTAACCTCAACAACCGCTAACATCACAACGGTAGATTTAGGCAACTGGACAGTTACTGAATCATCAGGTGTTTTGTATTTTGCTACCGGCGGCACAAACAAGATGAAGCTAGATGCAACAGGTAATTTAACGGTTGTTGGTGACGTTACTGCTTACGGCACTGTTTAATAGGGGCTAGGTAATGGCACTACAAAGTTCAGGTCAGATCAGTTTAGGCGATATTGCTGCTGAGTATGGCGGCTCTGCTCCTCACTCACTGTCTGAGTATTACGGCGATGGTAATGCTCCATCATCTGGTGAGATTCAATTAGCTGCTGACTTCTACGGTACGTCTTCGTTTACATCGCTTTCTGCAAGCGGTGGCTCTGTATCTACATCAGGTATCTACAAATACCACACGTTTACCTCTTCAGGCACATTCACTGTTAGCGCAACAGGCACAAGCAATACGCTTGAATATGTCGTTGTAGCCGGTGGTGGTGGCGGCGGTAAGCGTCACGCAGCAGGTGGTGGTGCAGGTGGCTATCGCACAGGTAGTACAACCACAGGCACAGGCAGCTACGGCATTTCAATCGGCGGTGGTGGCGCTGGCGGTACCTCATGGCCTGGCTCAGCACCTAACGGTGGTAACCAAACGGTGCTTCAGGCGGCTCAGTCGGCGGCGGTACTAACGGTCGTGGTGGCGGTAGCGGAACATCAGGACAGGGTAATCCAGGTGGTGGTTCAGCTCCAGGTGGTTCAGGCGGCGGCGGTGGCGGTCGTAATGCATCAGGCAGCTACTCTAGCGGTTCTGGTGGCCCAGGCGGCTCAGGCGCAACATGGCTTAATGGCACTGCATACGCAGGCGGCGGTGGCGGCGCACCAGGTGGCTCAGGCGGAGCAGGCGGTGGCGCACCTCACAACACAGCAGCTCCCGCAAATCGCGGTGGCGGTGGTGGTGGTGGCGACAGTGATAATCCAGGTCGTCCTGGCGGATCAGGCGTTGTTATCGTCCGATATCAATACATAGCATCGTAAGGTAGGGATATGTCACATTTTGCAAAAGTGTTAAACGGCGAAGTGGTTGATGTGATCGTTGCTGAGCAGGATTACATTGATACATTGCCTTCAGAAGAAGGTGTTGAGTGGGTGCAAACCTCTTACAACACTTACGCAGGCCAACATTGGGATCAAGAAACTGGCGAGCCTAGTGCAGATCAAAGCAAGGCTTTGCGTAAAAACTATGCAGGCACAACTTGGTTGTACGATGGCATTGGCTTTTACCCAAAACAGCCTTACGCATCTTGGACGCTAAACCCAGACACATACCACTGGGAGCCGCCACACCCTAGACCAGAGGTCACAGACGCTGAGCGTTTAGAAGGTAAGGGTTATTTGTGGGATGAGGACGCATATCAGGCAGACAACACGGCAGGATGGTACCTCAACTATCTAAATTCAGATGCGTAAGCACAGCGTCCCAAGCGACGTTTACGTTATAACTGTTGATCCAACCCAAAGCATCAAGGGAGATATTCTTGGTGCTATTTCCAATATGGGTAAATACGGCATGGAAGCCGGTGATCAAAAAATTAACAATACCGATTGGCACCTAAGCTCAGATTATCCAAGGCCGTATTGGGATATTGTGTTAAATGCGCTTATGCCATCTTTGATGGATCTAGCCGCCGATCAGCAAGGCTCTTTGGTTATTGATAACTACTGGTTTCAGCAATACGAAACGGGTGATTATCATGGATGGCACCGACACAAAAACTCAATGTTCAATTGCGTTTATTTTGTTGAGCTTCCTACGCCTAATGCTGCGACAAGGTTTAAATTCAACGATCAAGAATTTACAATACCAGTGTCGGAAGGCGATCTGATAATCTTTCCTTCTTACCTACTACACAAGTCAGCTAAAAATGACGGTAATGGCAGAAAGACGGTAGTAGCGGTCAACATATCACTGGATAGTTAAGATGAAAAAGATAGCTATAGTCGGCAACGGTACAGCAGGCGCACTAGCAGCGTTACATTTCCAAAATTACCCTAACGGCTACGAGCTAGACTGGTACTTTGATCCAAAAATTCCGACACAGGCTGTTGGCGAAGGATCAAACGCTGTATTGCCAACTAACTTGCAAACTTGCTCAGGGTTTACGCATTCTGACCTAGATAAGATTGACGGGATGCCAAAGCTAGGCATCTACAAGGAAAACTGGGGCACAGCTAACGATAGCTTCTATCACGATTTTGCACCGCCTTACGTTGGCTATCATTTCAACGCTAAATCATTGCAGGCTTACCTTCTTGAGAAGATCAGTAGTCAGACGCACGTCAATATCATCAAAGGTCACGTTGAAAGCTCGGCAGATATTGATGCAAGCTACGTTTTAGATTGCACTGGCAAGCCAACAGACACAGAAAGCTTAAAAGAGGCAGAAGGCATTCCTGTCAATGCAGCCTATGTCACCCAATGCTTTTGGGATATGCCGCGCTTTTATCACACCCTAACGATTGCTAGGCCGTATGGTTGGGTTTTTGGTATACCGCTAAAGAATCGTTGCTCAATCGGTTATATTTACAATTCTGACATCACAAGCCTTGATGCGATCAAGGAAGATGTTAAGAATGTGTTTGACAAGTGGAAGCTTGAGCCTAGCGACAAGACGGCTGAGCTGAAGTTTAACAATTATTTTAGAAAGAGAAATTTTGGTGAGCGTGTTGGTTATAGCGGTAATGCGTCGTTTTTTCTGGAGCCGCTAGAGGCTACCAGTATCACGACAATGGACAAGATACAGCGATCTGCTTGGGATTACCTTGATGATCCGTGGACGCACCCCTTGCAAGACATCAACTACAGGTACGATGATTATATACATCAGGTGCAGCGTATGATCGCCTTGCACTATTACTCGGGCAGCAAGTTTAAAAACGAGTTTTGGGATTTTGCTAAAGATAAAACAGCAAAGTATCTTGAGCGACGAGATATTAAATTTAACGAGATTGCTACACGCGCAATCAAAGCTGTAGACAATAAAACCACAATGCGCTGTGAGCCTTCAGACGAATTTGGTACCTGGCCAGTGCTGTCGTGGGCGGTGAACATTGAGGGTTTAGGCATTAGAGATGAGGTTGCTGATTTAGTCGATCAGTCAAACAAAATCCTACGCATAGCGTAAGGCGAGGTCATGTTTCACAATTTCTGGTTCTGGGATAGCGACATATCCCGCGATGTGTGTGATCGCATCATATTCGAGCATAAAGACGATGTCGAAGATGGCGTTGTCTATGCAAAAGATGGTTCTGAAGAAACTGTAATTAGGCGATCAACAAGACGAAGCAAGGTTAGCTTTAATGTTTCGGATGAGGCGCGTGATTTGTGCTTGTATTACACCCATGCTGCCAACAGAGCGGCGTTTGGCGTAGATTTAGCTAACACCATTGATTGTCAGTTTACGATGTACGAAGGCGGCGACAATGGGTTTTATAGGTGGCACATGGACTGGGCAGCAACAACAAGCTCAGCGTTTGATCGCAAGCTGTCCTGTATTATTGTCTTGTCTGATCCTGACGATTACGAGGGCGGTGAGCTGCAATTAGGTTATGACACTGATCCTATTAAGCCGCCAAAAGGCTCAGTCTATGTTTTTCCAAGTTTTCTGATGCATCAGGTCAATCCAGTGACTTCTGGTGAGCGATTTACGCTTGTTAGTTGGGCTGAAGGCGCAAAATGGAGATAAAAATGTCAGATCAAATTACGCCTGTTTTTCCAGTAACGATTTACAAAAGCCGCATACCACTGGCTGAGTCTTTGGATTATGTACGCACAGTTCCGCATTCACGAGTAACCGCTGACAACGGCTACGCCTCTGACAATCAGCAAATACTAGAAGAGCCTGAGCTAGACTTTTTGAAAAAGCAGATCATGCACCATGTCGATAAATACATGGCTAGTCTGCGAGTTAGCACAAAGATGGAATTTTTCATCACTTGCTCTTGGGCAATATTGCACGACAAAGGCGACGAAAGCGGTGAGCATTTCCACTCAAACAGCCTGATTAGCGGTGTCGTCTACCTGAACACAGACAAATACAGCGGAAACCTAGTGTTTCACAGGGATTGGCAAACACTATTTCCGCAGTCGCTGACACCAGAATTTTCTGACTTTACCCCTTTTAATTGCGAAACGATCGGCGTTACACCAAAGCCTGGTGATCTATATCTTTTCCCGTCATTCTTGAAGCATAGCGTTGCGCCAAGCGAATCTGAGATTGATCGTAGATGCGTTGCTTTTAACGTATTTGCGAAAGGTAAAATTGACAGCCGACAAGACAATATGACACACCTAGAAATTTGATCGGATATATTGCTATCATTGATGCAACGACTATCTTTGGGGGGCGTTCATGGCTCTGATACCGCTAAAAATTCCGGCAGGCGTTTACCGTGTTGGCACTGATTACGAAGGCTCAGGTAGATGGCATGATGCTAACCTAGTTAGATGGCACGGCGGCTCAATGCGTCCTGTTGGCGGTTGGGCGAAAAGAAAAGATGCGTCGTCTGACGTTACTGCTCCGCCACGCGCAATGCATACATGGATTGATAACACCGCAACCTCAAACATTGCTCTTGCTACCTGTAATGAGCTGCTATACATCTCTAGTGGCGGCACGGCCTCAGATATTACGCCAGTAGGCTTTACTGCGGGTGCTGCAAGCGCATCAGTTAACACAGCCTACGGTGGTGGTTATTTTGGAGGCAATTCAAACGGATCGTTGTATGGCGTAAAGCAGCCATCTTCTGGTGTATTCCAAGAGGCTGACACTTGGTCGTTAGATAACTGGGGCGAGTACCTTGTTGGCTGCTCTACTGGTGACGGCAAGCTGTATGAATGGACGCTAAACGCAGCGGTGCCTGCCGCTCAGATTGCAAACTCTCCAGAAGACTGCAAAGGCTTATTGGTAACCGAAGAGCGGTTTATTTTTGCGCTTCAGGCAGATGGTAATCCGCGTAAAATCGCTTGGTGTGACCGTGAAGACAACATCACCTGGACTGCGTCAGCAACTAACGAAGCCGGTGACATCGAGTTACAGACTAACGGCGAAATTATGGCTGCTGCCCGTATGCGTGGCCGCACGATCATTCTGACATCTACAGATGCCCATGTTGCGACTTACCAGGGCGCACCATTCGTTTACGGTTTTGAGCGTGTTGGCACAGCCTGTGGCCTAGCATCGCGTAAAGGCTTGGTTGCAATGGAAGCCGGCGCATTCTGGATGGGTAAAGAAGCGTTTTTCTACTTCGATGGCTCGGTCGCTAGGCAGATGCCATGTGATGTGCAAGATTTTGTGTTTGAAAACCTAAACGACAACCAACGCACTAAGGTTTGGGCGGTTCATAACTCAGAATATTCAGAAATTTGGTGGTTCTACCCATCGTCAGGTGCAACAGAGTGTGATTCCTACGTTTCTTACGATTACGGTGAAAACCACTGGGAAATTGGCACTCTAGACCGTACCTGTGGATCTGACCAGGGTGTATTCGATGAGCCAATTTGGTGTGATGATACGGGCATTTTGTACAATCATGAGCTGCATGGTATTGCGCATGGTACACAGACTCCATTTGCCGAATCTGCACCTATTTCAATAGGTAATGGCGACACGGTGATGAAGGTCAACCAGTTAATCGGTGACGAAGAAACTGCCGGTGAGGTTCAGGTTCAGTTTAAGACTAGATTCCATCCTAACGACACAGAGCGGACATATCCGTCATCAAGCACCTATTACAGCCTAACCAATATGCCAACGTCTGTGCGCTTTACAGGTCGGCAGGTACGCATTCGTGTAGAGGCTACAGGCAACGAAGACTGGCGTGTTGGCACCATGCGTATCAACGCTGAGTCAGGTGGTAGACGTTGAGTGCTGAGATACCGCCAATTCCGCAGGGGTCAATGTGGCAGGTATGGGGCGAGCGCCTAAACCAGTACCTTCAGCGGGTGCGCGATAAGCTCAATTTTAAAGACTCTGATTCCCGTGCTACGCAAGATGGCGTGTTGCTGTGGGATCCATCTATTGACCATCCTGTTGTGTCGATTGATGGTGAGTGGATACCGCTTGGATATGGTCTAAACGAGCCTGACCAAGGCTACGGTTATGGCGCTTTTGTTGATTACAACGACCACACAGCGGCAGCTACTGAAACAGCATACGCGTTAACTTGGGGTACTGAAGTGTACTCAAACGGCGTTGCAATTGATGACACGGTGACTAGCCGTATCAACTTTACTAACGGCGGCAAGTATTACATTCACTTCACGGCGCAGCTAAATTCAGAGTCTGCTAACGCCAAAACCTTCTGGTTCTGGCCAAGAATCAATGGCACT